ATGGCATCACGGCAGATGAATCGGTTGACTGCGCTCGGCATCGGTAAACTGGTCGACCCAGGGTATTACGCGGACGGCGGCGGCCTGTATTTGCAGATCAGCGCGAGCGGTTCGCGATCGTGGATCTACCGGTTCTCGATCGCCGGCCGCGCGCGGGAAATGGGCCTCGGTTCGCTGTCGGTGCTGCCTCTCGCTGCGGCGCGCAAGGCGGCGGCCGATTGCCGCGTGAGCGCGAGGTAGGGCATCGACCCGATCGTCGCGCGACGGCGCGCGCAGGTCGTGCGGGCGGCCGATGATGCCCCAGGCGTGACGTTCAAGCAGGCCGCGCAAGCCTATATCTCGGACCGCGAATCGACGTGGCGCAACACCAAGCACGCGAAACAGTGGACGTCCACACTCGAAATGTACGCGTATCCGGTGATCGGTGATCGGTGATGTTGACGTGCGCGACGTCGATACCGAGATGATCGTGCGCATCCTGCAGCCCATCTGGATGAAGAAGGGCGAAACCGCGCGGCGCGTGCGTGGCCGCGTGAAGGCGATCCTCGACGCGGAGACGGTGCTCGGCCACCGCACTGGCGACAACCCGGCCCGCTATGCCGATCACCTGGACCGCGTGCTGCCGCGCGTGAAGAAGCGGAACACGGTGAAACACCACCCGGCGCTCGCGTGGGAAGAGATGCCGGCGTTCTTCGCCGCGCTCCGCGGGCGGCCGAAGCGCGCCGCACAGGCGCTGCGTCTGCTGATCCTGACCGCGACGCGCACGAACGAGGTTCTGTTCGCGCGGCCGGAGGAATTCGACCTCGAAGCACGCGTCTGGACGATTCCGGGAGATCGGATGAAGTGCGAGGTCGAGCTGCGCGTGCCGCTTTGCGACGAGGCTGTCGAGCTCGTGCGGCAGCAGATCGCGACGAAGGCGAAGTGGGGCTGGCTGTTCCCGGGCTACAAAGAGGGGCGGCCGCTATCGAATATGGCGATGCTGCTGTTGCTGCGCCGCATGGAACGCGCCGACATTACCGTGCACGGCTTCCGATCGACGTTCCGGGACTGGATAGCGGACTGCACCGATTATCCCGACTCTCTCGCCGAGCAAGCGCTGGCGCACACGATCACGTCGACGACGGTTTCCGCGTACCGGCGTCGAGACATGCTCGAGCGCCGGCGCGGAATGATGGAGGACTGGGCTCGTTACTGCGCAGGGCAGACCGCGACTGTGGTGCCGTTCACGCGACAGGCAGCGCAGACAGCTGCATGACGTTGTCGGCCGGCCGGTCGGCGCACGGCTTCTTCCCCGCCTTCTCCGCGAGCCACGCGTCCACGTCCTCCTCGAGCCATGCCGTGCGCCCGGGCACGAGCTCGAACGGTTTCGGGAACGTGCCGGCCGCGATCATCCGGTAGAGCGTCGACTGTCCGAGCCCGACCTTTTCGGTCACATCTTTCATTCGAAGTGCTTTCATCGTTGCCTCGTCATCATGCAGAGTTCGACCCAGCCACGAATCTCGCGTTCGTAGCCGGTCAGGGTTGAATTCAAGTTCGGTGGCGTTGGCGCCGCGGCGATGCTCGTATCGCCGCCCGGCGCGGGCGCTTCTTTCTGCGGCTCGTGCCCGGGGCGCCGGAAGCCGAGCGTCTTCGCGAGCGCGTGACTGTGCTCGATCAGGCCTGACTGAATCAGCGCGTCGAGATGCGGCCGTACGTCCTTCGTCGGCACCTTGAAGCTCGCCGCGATCACGTACGCGGGATACGTCTTGCCCGGAATCATTCGCGCGAACACGTTGTCGGCGTTCAGCACACGCGGTTCGTACGTCCGTCGGCGTCCCATGCTCAGTTCCCTCGCGACTCGGTGAGCACGTGCAGCGCGGCGGCCGCGTGCCGTTCCCAGTCCGCGCCGTGCTCGATCGCGAAGCCGGTCAGCCAGTGGAGCACCGCGGCTTGTTCGGCCTCGGACGTGCGCTCGATCGCGTGCCCGGCGGCGCGCAGCGCATGCGCGATCGGCCCGGTTTCCCAGACCATCATGCCGAGCACGCGGCCGAGGGCCGGCGTCAGGTTGTCGGGGTAGGGGCGTGTCATGCTGATGCCTCGCCGAGCGGGGTGGCGAAGGCGCGATGCGCCGTTGCGGCCAGGTCGTCGAGCTGCGCGCGGCGCGCCGCGAACTGCGCGTCACGCCATGCCTCTGCCTCGTCTGGTTTGCCAAGCTCGCCCGTCGCGCGCCGGCGCACACACATCGCGGAGCACTGGCGCAGCGTGATCGGCACCGCGCCGGCCGCGACCGCGCGCACGCGGAAGCTCATGCAGATGTCGAAGTGCTCGCCATGGGTGAGCGGCTGGTCGAAGTGAAGGCGGTCACGAACGCCGGCAGTGTCTCGCCGGTCGGCTTCGTCGATGTGCTACCCCTCGTGAACCAGCTCGACGGCTCCGACAACGCGATGCCGCACGGCGTCATCCACAACCTGCCGTACTTCCGGCTGCAGGGCGGTGCGAACGCGGTGATCATCGACCCGCAGGTCGGCGACATCGGGCTCGCCGTGATCGAGGACCGCGATATCTCGTCGGTGAAGGCGAACCGCGGGCCAGCGAACCCGGGCTCGAAGCGCATCTTCGATATGGCCGACGGCCTGTATATCGGCGGGTTCCTGAACGGCGCGCCGAGCCAGTACGTGCAGTTTTCTGCGGCCGGCATCTCTGTCGTGTCGCCGACGAAGGTCACGCTGCAGGCGCCGCTCGTCGAGGTCGATGCGTCCACCTCGTTCACCGTGAACTCTCCGCAGTCTGGCTTCAGAGGCACGGTGATCGTACAGGGGCTGCTGTCATGGCTGGCAGGTATGACCGGCAGCGCAGTGAGCGGTGTCGCGTCGCTGATCTCCGGCACCGTCCAGTTCATTGGCTCGATCACGTCAAACGGTCACGCGATCGACAACACCCATCAACACCCCAACTCTGGCGGCTCTGGGCTCGGCGGCCCGCCGCAATAAGCGACCATGGGAACGACACTTCTCCTCGACCAGACCGCCTGGGATCTCTGCCTCGACGCCTACGGCAACATTGCCGTCGCGGCCGAGCCGTATGCGATCGCGCAGGACGTCGCGAGCGCCGTGCGCACGTTCCGCGGTGAGGCCTGGTACGACACGTCCGTCGGCGTCCCGTACTGGCAGGACATCCTCGGCAAGCGACCGCCATTGCCGCTCATCAAAAAGGACATCGTGACGGAGGCGCGTCGCGTGTTTGGCGTGCAGGCCGCGCAGTGCTTCATCACGTCCATGACCAACCGCGTCGCGAGCGGCCAGGTGCAAGTCGCCACGGCTGCCGGCGTGCTCCCCGTCAACTTCTGAGGTTCCGCATGTCGACTCCTCCCACCTCCAGCGTACCGCCGATCAATTGGGCCTCGACTGGCCCCGTCGTGCCGGCCGAGTCGGCGATCCTGACCGGTGTGCTCGCCGATACGAACGCTGCATTCGGCGGCAACCTGAACATCACGAACGAGGACGGCACGCCGAACGTGACAGCGCCGCAAGGCCAGCTCGCGTCGAGCCTGACCGCGATCATCGCAGCGAAGAACGACGACATGCTCGAGGTATCGAACGGCGTCGACCCTGATCTCGCAGACGGACGCTGGCAGGATGCGATCGGCCGCGTCTACTTCATCGAGCGCGATCCGGCCGAGCCGACGGCGCTGCAGGTGGCGTGCGTGGGTGCGGTGAACACGCCGATCCCGGTGGGTGCGTTGATCAAGGATTCGAGCAACAACGTCTACCTGTGCACGCAGGCCGGCACGATCCCGGCGAGCGGCACGATCACGCTCGGGTTCGCCTGTAAGACAACGGGGCCCATTCCAGTGCCGGCCGCCAACCAGGTGTCGATCTATCAGGCGATCCCGGGGTGGGATACGGTGACCGTGGTATCCGGCGTGCAGGGGAGCAACGTCGAATCGCGCGCCGACTTCGAGAATCGGCGCCGGCAGTCTATGGCGAAGAACTCGAGCGGCTCAGTGCCATCGGTGCGCGGCGCGGTGTTGGGCGTGGCTGGCGTCCTCGACGCGTGCGTACTCGATAACCCGCTCGGTACGTCGGTCACGATTGGCGGCTACACGCTCCTGCCGAACTCCCTGTACGTCGGCGTCTACGGTGGTGCCGCTCAGGACATCGGCAACGCGATCTGGAGCAAGAAGGCGCCGGGCTGCAACTACAACGGGAACACGACGGTGACCGTTCAGGATTCGAGCGGCGGATCTCAGCCGTATCCGAGCTACGCCGTGAAGTACCAGACGCTGACGGCGGTCCCGATTCTGTATGCCGTTCAGCTCGCCAACAACTCGAATCTGCCGTCGAACATCACGCAGCTGGTGCAGAACGCGATTATCGCGGCATTCACTGGCGCGGATGGTGGATCGCGCGCGCGTAGCAACAGTACGGTTTTCGCTGGCCGATACTACCCGGGCGTAATGGCGATCGATCCGTCGGTCGAGCTTCTTTCGATCCAGCTCGGCACGACGACCGCGAATCAGAATTCCGTCGACATTGGCATCGCGCAAACCCCGACCATTACCGCGTCGAACATTTCGGTGACGCTCGTTTAAATGGAAAACGTCCTTCAGACAGTCCTTGCTCAATACGCGAACAGCCCGACGCTGATCCAGCTCGTTCAGAACATGAACGGGTATATCGATCCCAGCGCGGACATCGACGCGTTCTACGACAACGTGTGGAACATCCAGACGGCGGTCGGGCGCGGCCTCGACATCTGGGGGAAGATCGTCGGGCTCGAAAACGGACGGCTGCTGAAGATCCCGTCGGCCGAGATCAACCTGGGCTTCAACGAAGCCGGAACGGCGAGCGCGACGACGTTCAACTCGGGCGTGTTCTACGCGGGGCAGCAGATCACGCAGAGCTACTACCTATCGGACGATGCGTTCCGCACGCTGATCCTTGTGAAGGCCGCAGCAAACATCTCGGACGGATCGATCCCGAGTTACAACCGGTTGCTCCAAAGCCTGTTCGCGGGTCGCGGGCGTTGCTACGTCAACGACCTCGGCAATATGCAGATGCGCTACACGTTCGAGTTCTACCTGCAGCCGTTCGAGCTCGCAATCGTCACGCAATCCGGCGCGCTGCCGCGCCCGACCGGCGTCCTCGTGACGGTGCTTGAGGAGCCGCAAAACAGCACATTCGGTTTCTCCGAGGCAGGCGTCGGGAGCGCGGCGCCCTTCGGTCAAGGCACTTTCTACTCTGAGGTCTAACATGCAAGCAAACCAGATTCCGACGCTCGTTCCGTTGGCCTTCGCGGCGGGTGGCGCCTTCAACACCATTCCGGAGGCGTCGCAGATCGGGACGAACCCGGGCGGTGCATCGCTGGTAGACGGTTTCCCGCCACTCACGCGCACGCCGATCGCGGCCGGCGGCATCCCGCCGTCTGGTCTCGACATGAACGGTGTCCTGAACCTGATCACGCAGTCGACTCGATGGGAGCATGCAGGCGGTCGGTACGCATACAACGCGGCTTTCGCAGGTGACACGAACGTCGGCGGCTACCCGGCTGGTGCGATGCTGATGAGCGCGGATGGTCAAGGGGCGTGGCTGAGTCTCGTCGACAACAACAGCGACAACCCGGACACGGGCCCCGGCACGAAATGGGCGCCGTCGCAGGCTTACGGCTTCTCCGCGATCTCGGGCCTCACGAACACCAATGTCACCTTGACGCCTGCGCAGGCGATGAAGTCGCGAATCGTGCTGACCGGCACGCTGACGGGGAACGTGCAGGTCATCCTGCCGACGTGGACGCGTGAATGGACGATCGTGAACAACACGATCGGCGCCTTCGCGATCACGGCGAAGACGGCATCGGGCACGGGTGTGGTGATTCCGGCCGGCCCGGCCCGTGTCATCGGCGACGGTACGAACATCGTTCAGGCTGCCGAAAGCATCGCACCTGCGACGCTGGCGAGCCATGCGCTGACCGCCGGCCAGATCGGTGCGATCGGGTCTCAGGGCAGCCTGCCGATCAACACGTCGGCGAAGGTCAACGGCGTGAACGCCGCGAACCTGCTGTTCAATGGTTCGGGTGAATTCGGAAATGCCGGATGGGGTTCATCGAACTTCGGCGCGTCGATTGCATTCCCGCAAGAAGGAACGATCTTCATCAATGCGTCGTCGATTAGCTCAACCACGCAGGACATTTCGTCACCTATCGGAATTGGGCCCAACATCGCTATTTGCCTCACAGCGGAGATGTATGCGTCCGGAGTCGTTGCTGGTCGTGGTTATATCTACGTCGAGGCATTTACATCAGCTGGGACGTCATTGGGAACCGTCGCTGCCGTAAATGCTACCAATGGCTCAAGCTGGACGCAGTACTCGGCGACCGGAACAACTCCCGCGAACACCGCATATATTCTCGTTCACAAAGTCGCGGATACGTCCCCGAACATGTCAGCAAACGGTCTTGGCTTTCGCCGTATCAAGGTGGAGAAAGGATCGTCGCCGTCGCTTTACTCGCAAGAAGCGAGCAACGCGACATTGGGCGGTGGCACGCCTGTCGTCGGCTCCGCTCGTAACCTCTCGATGTCGGTGGCAACCGCGAGTGCGAGCGCCACGCTGACGGCTGACGAGATCATCGTTTGCTCGGCACTCGGCGGCGTCGCCTACAAGCTCGCGAACTTCAACCAGACGATTAATCTCGCGACGGTTGGCGCGAGCGGGATGGATGCCGGAACGGCGCCAGTGTCTGGTTTCGTCGCGCTCTATGCGATCTACAACCCGACCACGCGGGCGAGTGCGCTACTCGCGACGAACGCGACCAGCTCGCTCGCGCCGAGCGTCTATGGTGGTAGCAATATGCCGGCGGGTTACACCGCATCGGCGTTGGTGAGCGTCTGGCCGACGAACGCAAGTTCGCAGTTTGCGGTGGGTATGCAGGACGATCGCAAGATTTGGATCACCCCCCCAAACGGCACTGAGCACCAGCACGCAGCAAAGCAGTCTCACGTCGCTCTCGATTTCGTCGCTGGTGCCGAAAGGCGCAAAACGTATTTCGGGAAATATTGCCGTCGGCTCCAGTTCCGCCACTGCGTCGATGACGGGGCAAGTTGCGGGTTCCGCGCAAGGCTTCGGCGGCCAGCAGTTGAGCGCGTACAGCGGAGTTGCAAGCCAGGCTTACACAACTCCGTTCAATGATGTTCCGGTGCTTACGTCGCAAACCATGTATTACTCGGCCGTCGCCAATACGGGAACCATGGCGCTCACTATCACGATCACAGCCTACATATTCTGAGGAGCGGCCATGATTCAGGTGTAATTTTCCAACTTGACCGAAGACGCAATAATTTCCGACGTTTCCGACATGGCAACTTCTCTTGCGCGATTTTGGTGCGCATCTGTTAGACTCGGCCCACCATAAGTGACTGCGGAGACGAAGGTGGCAGACCAAGTGGAGTTGGACCTTATTCCGATGTCGGATTTTAAGCCTTTGAATTGGGATGATGCTAGGGCGCACGAGACGACCAAAAAAATCCAATACGCATGCGGCTTAAACCCCTTCGAAGGATGGTTGAACGTTGATTTTTTCGATGACGCCGTAATGTGGAATTTCAACCATATTGGCGGAGTTCCCAGAAATGTCGCTGAGAACGTCTATAAGGTCAATTTATTGGAGCGCCATCCGTTTCCTGATAACGCTTTTGAGTATGCATTTTGTGAGGATTTTGTCGAGCATCTGGAGCAAAAGGACGCAATAACTTTTCTTTCCGAGGTATTTCGCACGCTCAAGCCGGGTGGCGTTGTTAGAATTGCGACACCCGGGTTCGAGCAAGTAATGAGAAATCATTTTCTTAATGCGACATTTGACAAAATTGCAGATGGTCATAGGGATGCGTACACCCAATGGGGGCATCTGCATTTCTTCACACACGACAGCCTTAAAGCAATGGCGCGATGGCTCGGATTCAGTAAATATCGAATCAAAAAGATTCATAAATCGTGGCATCGACCATTGAGGAATTTGGAAACAAGAGTCGATCAGGCCCAATATATGAATATCTATGCGGAGCTAACCAAATAACTAGTTCCCGGCCGACTGAATGGTGGCTGTTAGAACTGCCGCCGTCCTCTGGGCCTTGATTTTATATAGCGCCTCTCCCGGACGAATGCAGTCGACCAGCATTGACTGCCAGTCTGGAAGGGACTTGATGTAGGCGTATTGTTGAACGATGGCGACGCGGTACGTGGCCGCGTACTGCTCAAGGGCAGCCACCTCGGCATCGAGCGCCGGGATATTCTTCGATGTTCCGTCGCATACCGGATTTGGCTCGTCGATGACGGGCACCTTCCCATTGGCACGCGCTTGGGTCACGAAATAGTCGACGTTCGACATGAACTGCAGTAGCGATTGAGACGATGCATCGTTGATCGCGAAGTTTTCCACCACGATCCGAGACGACGACTTCGCCATCAGTTGTTGCAGGTTCATGGTGTGCTGGCCGTCCGTGCCGTCGATAAGCTGCTGCAACGTCGAGCCGCTGACGCCTTGATTCCAAATGCGAACGCGGGAGCCCAAATCTTGCTGAACACGGGCCGGCTCGCTGGCTGGTGTCATGACGTATTTCCCGGGCGTGATCATCGTCAGGCCGGCCATCGTGCTGTCGCCGTACATGTCGATGTCGACCAGCCGTGATGAGTCAGAAACTGGGGGCTGGGTAGAGGCTTGCAGCTGGGCGGCCGATCCATCGCCGCCACCTCCGCAGCCCGAAAGCGCAGCAGCAGTGCAGCCGAGCGCCATCGCTACGGCTGCGGCTCTCCATCGGGCGCCAGGGAGTCGGCCGGTGCGTCCAGATCGATCACCGCGCCGACGTCGCGCATTGTCGCCAGCACGCGGTCGATTTCCTGTTGCGGGAGTGTGACGAGCGCGGCTGCCATGAACAGATTGGCCGGCGGGATTCCCTGTGGCTTGTTCTCGTCCGCGTAGTCGCGCCAGCGTCGCGCGCTCTTCAGGCCGAGCGCCCGCGCCATCTGCGTTCCAGAGTAGCCGAGCTTCTCCTTCCACTGTTTCATCTGCGCCACGGTTGGCGATCGAAAGAGCATGTTGAGTCGATCCAAGACGCGCGAGCGCGCGAAAGCACGGTTTCATGATGATTTCCTTTCGGATGGCGGCCGCGCGGTGTGCGCTTCCTATGCTGATCAAGGTAGGCGGAATCCGCCTATTTGTCAAGCGCCATCGCGCGCACCGGTCGCGCGCCCGTTGTGATAATTCGCGCCGTGGATTTTTACTCAAGTTCCTGTAAACATTTGGCCGATAATCAGCCCATCTGATTTTTAATAACCCGGTTTGGATAAATGGCTACTCCAAATATTCCGCAAAATACCCCGAATTCATGGCTTGTAAGTGCGAAAACGGTTATTACCACGGTCGCAGGCCTCGTTTCCATTTTGGCCGCGCTGGTAGGGGCTTCCGCATGGTGTATTGGTCTTTATTCCGGTCTTTCTAATCGCGTTACGGTGCTCGAACAGAGTAATCAGGCAATGCGCGACGATTTGAAAGACATCAAGCAAATGGTTTCTCAGCTCGTATTGGGTGCGGCAGGTAATAGGCCCGAGACTCGAAGGTGGACGAAATGATGAAATGGAAAATCACCCTCGCAGACAATTGACGGACGCTGCACCGACGCGGCACCGTCATCGTGAGTGGCGCGCTCGCGGTCGTGACGGCCGCCGGTCCGGCGATCGTCGAGGCATGGAACTCGATGCCGTCCGACCTGAAAGAGCTGCTGCCGCAGGGCGTGCAGCGCTACGCGGCGCTCGTCGCGTTCGCGCTGATTCTGGTCGTGCGCTACACCGCGGTGCGCCGCGTGCCGCCGCCGGCCGCGCCGGTTGAGCAGGGGGCCAGCGATGGCGCTCAGTGACCTGTTCTGCGCGATCGCGCGAATGTTCGGCGTGAACCCGACGCCGGTCGTCGACGTGCCGACGCCGCCGATCCCGCCAAGTAGCGTGTCGAGCGCTGCACCGACGCCCTCATTCGAGATGGAAGAACCGACCATCAACGTGCCTGCGATGCAAGCATCCTCGTCGGAAAGCTCCGCGCAGCAAGCTTCATCGGGGCTGGCGGGCGGCAATGATGAGGCGTGGCTCGCGCTCTGCCGGCCGCTGTCGCAGCACTTCGAGAGCTGCTATCTGACTGCCTATCCGGATCCAGCGTCGCCGCTCGGAAAGGCACTCCAGGCGCGCGGCCTCTGGTACAAGGTGCTAGCCGGCGCGCCGATCCCGAATGATCCCGCGCTGCGCGCGCTCAGCGGCGCGCCGTGGACGTGCGGGTGGGGCTCGACCGGGCCGGACGTCCACGAGGGCACGAAGTGGACGCAGGCGACGGCCGACGCGCGGCACGATGTGAACCTGCGCGCCGCGGCGGCGCTCGTCGACCAGGCCGCGCGCGTGCCGCTGTCGGCGCAGCAGAAGGCGGCCACGACGAGCATCGTGAACAACGTCGGGCCGGGCCGCGCGCGGCGCGCCGGCGATCCCGGGCGCGACGGCATCATCACGCTCGCCAGCGGCCAGCCGTCGACGCTGCTGCGGCACCTGAACATCGGCGACATGGTCGGCGCGGCCGAGCAATTCCCGGCGTGGAACCGAGCAGGAGGCGTCGTCAGCGCAGGTCTCGTGCGCCGCCGCGCGGCCGAGCGCGATCTCTTCCTGACGGGCCACTGGAGCGCAGCATGACGACGATCCTTATTTCCCTGTTCGCGAAGTTCTGGCCGTACCTGGTTGCGGCCGGCGGCGTTGCCGCTGGCGTGCTGGTTGGCTGGACGAAATCGAAGTCGGCTACGGCGCGCGTCGCGCAGGCCGGCCAGCAGACCGCCGAAGCGCAGGCGGCCGCCGCGCAGGCGCGCGAGCAAGCCGCACAGTCCGCGAATGCGGAAGCCCAGGCGAATGCCGACGCGGCGCAGGCCGGTTCGGCCGCCGCAAAGGAGAGAAGCGATGCAGAAACGAACGTTGGCGCTCTGCCTGCTGGCGGTGCTGAGCAGCAGCTGCGCAACGACTGGACCCGCGACTAAGCCGACCGCGGCGCCGTGCGAGCCGCAGATCGTCACGAAGACGCGGATAGTCGACACGGCGTGCGACTGGGCGCGACCGGTCTACGTCAGCAAGACCGACGTGCTGAGCGACGACACCGCGCGCCAGATCCTCGCGCACAACATGGCCGGCGCGAAGAACTGCGGCTGGAAGCCGAGCGGAAAGTAGGGTTGGGGGTAGCAATCCCCCAATTGTGGGTACGGTTGTGGGTAGCCGTTTTCCAGCTTCGCGGGATCATTACCATATAAGGCTCGGTGGCCGACCAGTTGAGTCGGCTGCCTTCCGCCATCCCGTCTTCTTGCGATTCAGCGCGCTTCGATAGCGTGCACTTGCGTCATGGGCCGACGCTGTAAAGCGGCCATGATCGAGCAAACTTGATCGGGAAAATCACTGAAAGTTTGCGAATTATTTTCCGGCTATAGTGGAATCACTGGGGGTAGGCGTGGCGCTTTTTGCCGATACCGGCCAGGTAATGACTGTAGACGGGTGCTGTATGAAAAATAAAATCGAAAAGACCGCCGGACCGATCTGGGGTGTGGCTGCTGGATTGCTTCTTGCCGCCGCAGGACTGAGTCTCGGCATCTTCCCGACGTCCCTGCACAGCTCGGGAACGGCAAGCGATTTCATGGCGTCCGGCGCTGCGATGCTGGGCATCTTCCTCGTCGTCTATTCCACGCACGAGTTACGAAGAAAGCGCTCGCACTGAGCGTTCGCGCGCGGCCGCCCACGAAAATCGACTCGAGCCGGCCGACGGCTCATGCATGCGCTCGTCCGCGATACGCACGAGCCGTACGGGATTTCGTGCGCGCTACGACTTGAGGATTTCGTGCTTGTAGACGAGCTCGACGATGCGCTTCGTCGGGATGCTCGCGCGCAATGCGTCGACGCCGTCGATCGGAAACCACCGGCATTTCTCGATCTCGTTGTTCGGTTGCGGCGTGTGGTCCGGGCCGACTTCCGCGAAGAACACGTGATGGATCTTCGCGAGCCCGGTGAACTGCATCGAGTACACCAGATCCTGGCCGGTGACGCCGGTTTCTTCGCACAACTCGCGATGTGCGGCTTCGAGCGGCGTTTCCCCGTGCTTGATCGTGCCGCCGGGCAGCGCCCAGCGCGACGACGCGCGCGCGACGAGCAGCACGTGCTTGTTGCGGTAGCAGACGATCGTCGCCCGTTCCTTAACGAGTACTTCGGTCGATTGAGGGGAATTCATAGGCTCAGGGGCATGGACTCTGGCGAGATTCTAACCAGCGCTGGTCACGGTGCCAAGGCGGCATCGGCCGGAACCGATCGATCATGGGGGAACGGGGCATGTCCGATGTGATGGATGTGAGCACCAGGGCCGTCGGGCGGGATGCAAGACATGCGCGAGCGATCGGCACCTCAATTGCGCCTATTAGTCAACGCTGCTCGCAGCGCATGCATTACCCACGAATCGGCCGGTAAATTCACGTTTACAGGTGGATTCACCCGGCTGCAGTAGCGCATACTTGACGCCCCAATGACTAGGCCGGACACGTCGATTCCTACCTTAGGCATGCAAACGATCGTTTGCGGCAAGACCATTCAGGTAGCGCTGATGACCGATATGGCGACGGCCAGTATTTTCGTGATGAACAATGACGACGGTTCCCATCAGCCGCGGATCATGAAGATTCGCCAGTACCTCGATGCCGGTATGACGGGTGAGGATGTCGTCCGCCATGTGTTGAATATCGTGGTGGCGTCGATCGAGCGGCGTGGCCGGCTTTGGGCGCACTGAATGTCTTCCGAGCAGTCGTCTGCCCGACTTCTGCGCTGCAGCGGGTGGCTCGAAAGGGGATTCGGCGAGGATGGCGAGACGCAGGGTAGTGCCTGCGATCGGATCGGAAGCAATCGGCGATCGCATCCACGTGCTGAGCGACGTGTGAGCAGCGATGTGGCGTCGGGACCCTACCCAACGCATCGGCTCCACGTTTCGCAAGCGGCAACGAGACAGAAGGGCGATACAAAAGCGATCAGGATCACGACGGCGGCGCAGCGTCGGCTCGAACTTCGGGCCTGGCGGCGCGCTACCGCCTGGGGTGTTTCATCTCCTCCGCTTCCATTGCCGCGGTGCGTTCCTCGCTCGCGGAAACAGGTTCCATGGCCTCGTCGATCGAGGCCAATGCGTACTCGCAGGCCAGCTTGGTTTCCTCGACGTCGGCGTCAGGTTCCTCGTCGTCGTTGAGAGGCGGCTCGAGCATGTCTTTGATCATCGTCGCCAGTTCCGGGGTGTCCCAGGGTTCGCCTCGTTGCTCCTTCTTCCTGATGTAGTGCCGGATCTCCGCATCCTGTTCGGGTGTCAGTGGCAGGTGCCGAAAGGTGCTGCTTGGGTTGGCATCGATCATGATGGTGCTCCGAAGTCCGGCGGGTCCCGGTTTGGCTGCTTCCCGGGATGCTCCATGCCGGAAAAACGATAAGGATGACCGATCGACTCGCGAGCGAGGCCGGGCCAGGGCGACTCGCGCGACGGTCGGCGCCGCGGATACTGCGTTCGCCGAGCGGATGTGCAGCCTGCAATTCGGCATTCACGATGCGTTGGGTCCCGAATTGATGCGCCATCGAATGCTCGGACGTGCGTGGCAGATTCTTATTTGCGGGAGTTCGGATCATGGATCCGATCGAGGCGAGCGAACAGCTCATTGATCTGGTATTCGAGTACCTTGTTTCGCTCGAATCGTGTCCGGAGTGCGTCGAGCTTGACTCGCCAATACGCCGGATCGTTCACTGGCGATCGGTTCGTGAAGGCGTCGTGTGTTTGCTCGAGCAGTCCGATCGCGCCCCTAATGTGAGCCAGTTCGCGCTCCACATCGCAGTACCAGCTCATTTTACCGACTCCCGGTTATGGTTCGATTCCTGGTTCTTGTGTACGGCGAGTGCGTTCGATTCCACTCGAAAGCCGCCGCACGGGCCAATTTCGAGCGGTGTTGTCGTCCGTGCCCCGCCTGCAAGATCTCGACCACAGTGTCGAAGCCTGCGTTGTCGTCATGCGGGCGGTCGTGTCGCGTCGGCGCATGGGGCAAATGAGCGCGCAATATTCGAATCCACGATAAGGATGCGCGCTCATGACGAGCTGCTGAACGCTGAACGTCCGGCCGCGACGAATCGCAGGGCGAACGCATCCGGCCTGTATCGCCGTGTGTGGCGCGACGGGGGGACGAAAGACTTAACGCTGCGTGCGAAAGTGGGCGCGCTGCAGCAAGAGGGAAGAAGGCGGGCGAGCAGTCGAACGGCGCACGAATGCTCGGATGAGTTCATCATACGCGCGTCGTCCTTCGAGGGGCCATCTTATTTGGGGCGACGCGGATTGCCGTTGGTACGAGGTGTCCGGCGCGGTCGGGGGTGA